GCAGGTTTAGGCTATCAAAATAGCGCAATGCGCCCTCGGGCGGCAGGTTTAGGGCTAGGGAAAGATTGGGTTGCATGGTCAGATTTCATTCAAAAAAGGGTTTAACGGCATTTTCAGGCTGCCTCTGGCAGCAAAAGATTACGGCTGCGCGCGCCCCCACAAATCCGCCACAAACAACACCCGCGTTAAAGCCTCTTGCAAGCGGCGCGTGTCCAGCGTGGGATAGGCGGCGATTAAGCGGTGTTCCACCGCTTCATAATCTTCACCCTCCGCCAGCGCACGCCCCAAATCTTGCAACATGGGTTCAAGCTGGGCGGCAAACTTCGCCTCGCGCAAATAATCTTCCACCCCATTTTCAAACGCCACATCCCAAGCGGGGGCAATTTGCCCCTGCGCATTCAAGGCAACATGGCGATAATTCAGCGCAGCAGGCGGTTTGCCTTTTTCAGGCTGCCCTGCTGCGTTTTTCGCATCGCCCTCATCTTGCGCCTTGCGCCCCAGCAGCCGTTCGCCATCCAGTGCATCAGGAATCGCCAGCTTGTCCCGCGCCCAGCGTTCAGGAATTTGCACGCCCACGTCCACCAATTTCGGCAACGCCTCGGCAATCGCCGCCAAATCCGCCGCTTCGCGCGTGTCAAATTCAAACTGCGGCAGGCGGGCATCTTCGCCGATGGCAAAATTCACCCGCAAAAAGGGTTCTAAAATCTGCCGGTTAATCGTTTGCGCCAAACGCCGCGCATCGGCCACCAGCAAATCATGGCGCACTTCGTTGTGAATCTGCCCCAGCGCGTTGGTGCTGGCTTTGCCATCCGCCCCGCTGGTTAGGGTTTGCCCCAAAATCAGCCGCGTGGCGGATTTTTCGCACCATTCAATCATGGTCATAAACGGGTTATTGCCCGCCGTTGTGCCCGATGCCGCTTGGTGCAGCTCAATCATCATGCCCTCGGGCATAATGCCCGCCGCGTTGTGCCCGATTTCGGCAACGGCGCGCAGCAGGGTTTGTTTTTCCTTTTCGGTCGCGCCCGCGCCATATTTGCCGATGCGAATCGGCATGCCGTAAAGCTCCAAAAACTCGGCAAAATCGTGCGCCGAATAGTGCTTAAACATATACAACCAAGCCAGCGTGCGAAACAGCCCGCCCCGCGCCGCCTGCACGCTGCGGTTTTTATGCCGATGCACCACCCAGCCCATCGCCCACAACGGCTCGCCTGTTGGATGGTCGGGGGTTTTGAGCAGCAAGTTGTCGTGGTCGTCCCAGCGAAACCAGCTTTGCGGGGTGGGAGTAAACCGCGCGGGACAATTCAGGCTGCCTTGCAGCTGCCATGCAATTTCCAGCGCGGCAAAGCCATGCCCCACCGCATCCATCAAATCCATCAGCAAATCATCCAAATGGGCAAGGTTGTCAAAATAGCTTTGCGCCGCCTCGGCAAGCTGCTGCTCGGCAGGGTTCGCCCCGCGAGGCTCGGTAACACGCCAGTCCAGCCCCAGCACTGCCATCTTGCGCGTGGCAAGCGCAGCGGCAATCGCACTGTCGCGCTCTTCCATATCGGCAAACAGCTCATGCTGCGCCTGAATGTCGTTGCCCTCGGCATCCTCAAACAGCGCGCGCAGTTTGGCAGGCGTGATAAAGGTGGAAGGATGCTCCGCAATCACCCGCCCGTTGGCGGTAATCCGCGCCTCTTGCGTTTGCCGCTGAGCTTCTGGGGTGGGCTTTTGCGCGGGGGTTTTGGGGTTAAATTTCGCTTTTTTTGCCATGTTTTATGCCGTGTTTAAAAGGGGGGTTAAACACCAAGGGTAAATGCTTTTTCAGGCTGCCTTAACGCGCCCATTTGCTTTTCCATTCCCTATCATCAAAATCATCATCTGCCGTGCTGTGCCATTCAATCGGCGCAGCGTTGCTGGTTGCGCCCGCCCAAAGCATTTGTAGCGCATCCGGTCCATCATCATGCGCCGCCTTGGGAAAATGGCGCAGCTGCTCAATCAGCGCTGCTTGCGTGTCGTGCAGCCAAATCAAGCCGTTTGCCATGTGCGGCTGCAAGGTCTCAATCCGCAGCAGCTTGTCCGCAATCGGCTTCACCGCCCGCGCAGGCACAGGGCAGCCCCGCGCCGCGCTGCGTTTCACCAGCTCGTCTTTTAAAAACTCTTGAAACTGCACCGTCTCCACAAACCACAACGCGCAGCGGTATTGCTGATGCAGCCGTATCACATCTTCAATAATCAAATCGGGCAGCCGCTTTTTAATCTGCGCCACCACCACAAACAGCTTGCCCGTGCTGCGCTGATAACCGCCCACCAAAATCGCGCTCGGGTCGCGGCTTGCGCCTGCTTTGCCCAAGCTCGGGTCTAGCGCGCCGAAATACACCAAATCAGGCGGCAGCTCCGTCCAAAACTTCATCGCGTTGGCAAAAGGCGCGTTTTCGCTGGACACAGGGTCGTTTTGCAATTCGCTATCAAACGCTTCATGCCCGTCGCGGGCGCGGATTTTCATCAAATCCAACACCCCACGCGCCGCCCAGCTTGTTTGCGCCCCGCGCTCCATCTCCGCCTTATTGGCTTCATAAAACGCCTGCGCCATCGCCGCGCCCGCATTGCCGTTATTGCGCAAAATGGCTTCCCATTCGTCCCACAAATCCATGCGCTCGGGAAACGCCAACATCGCCTTAAATTTCACGCTGTGCCACATCGGATTGTGCAAAGTGCGGTTGAGCACGCTGTCGTAGTGCAAAATCGTGCCGATATACACCACGTCAAACTTCTGTCCCACTCCGCCCAAATGCAGCACCGCCGATTTCAGCCATATTTCCAGCTTGTCGCGCTGGGCAGGGTTGCGCACCTGCTCATCGTTCTCAATATCGTCCAGCACCACCAAATCGGGGCGGAACGCTCCGTGGCGCCTGCCGCGCAGTTTCTTGCCGCTGCCTGCCACCTGCACTTTGATGTCGTTGGCAGTAACCACCGTCCCCGCCTGCCATACACGCCCCTGCCCGCACACATCGGCAAAATCCATCGCCAAGCGTGGGTTAAATTCCAGCTCCGCCTTAATTGCTTCCAGCATCGGATAAGCTTGGTCTATGCTGTCCATCACCAGCAAAATATAGTGTTTGCGATGGGTAACAATGCACCACAGCGTAAAAAGCTGCGTAACCAGCGTAGATTTCGCTTCGCCACGCGGCGCGGCAATTGCTTCTTGCTCGCTTTTTTCCGATGCCAGCATTTGCGGCAGTATGAAAAACAAATACTCATGCAGCTGCGATTTATGCGGACTGCGCACATAGTGCGGAAAATACGTCTGCACAAAAAATTCAAAACCGCCCACAGGGTCAAACACACGCGCCCGCCGCTCGGCAATCGCCGCAGGGTCGTTGGCAAAGCCCATCACTTCGGCTTCAATCGTGCGCTGCAACTGCGCCGCCAGCTGTTTGAGCGACTGGGTAAATTCTTTCAACTTCATGCCAATTTATCCTGCATATACGCGCCAAAAGGCTCCAATAGCTCGCCAATGGCAGCAAGGTGGTTGGGGTATTTTTGCGCGGTAAACTCCGCCAACAGGTTGAGCACGCGCATCGCCGTTGCCAGCTCGCTGGTTTCGGGCAGGATTTTCTTATTCGCTGCCACCATCTTGTTATACGCATCGGCAAGGCTGCCCAAAGCCTGCACCCGCGCAATCGGGTCAATATCCGCACCGCCACCGTTGAGCTGCTCAAACGTGGCTTGGTATTGCACCAAAAAGCCCGCCATAATCAGGCGGTTCACATCTTCCAAGCCGCCGCCCGCCATAAAATGCGCGGCGCGCACCTTGTCCCAATCATCGCCTGTTTCCTTGGCGGCATATTTCCAGCTGCGCGCCGTAGCAACCGGCACTTGGGCAAAAGCCGCCGCCATTTCCAGCGGGCAGTTTTCAAACACATAGCGGCGGCGCACCTCGTCGCGTTTTTCTTGCGGATGCGCCATATCACAGCCCGAACTTCGCTTTAATCAACAAAATGCCGGTGGACACCAAGCCGCCCGCCGCCCCGCCTGTAATCGCCGCCACGCGCCGCGTGTCTTGCCTAATCTCGTCCATCTCGCGCTCCATGCGGTTTTGCTGTTCCAATGCCAAATCTTGCTTGGCTTCAATCCGCGCCAGCGCGGCTAAAATCGGGTCTTTTTCCAGCGTCATGCTTTGTCTGCCTTTTGGTCTAATTTGTCGTTCAATTTGTCTAGTTTAGCTTCCAAGCGCTCCAACGATTTCATCACATTGCTGCTGCTTGCCGTAGCTTCCGCCTTGGTGGCGTAATCCAGCTTCACCTTGTTCAATTCGCCCTGCACGCGCTCATGCTTGGCTTCAATCGCCTCAAATTTTTCATCCAACACGCGGATAAAATGCCACAGCAGCGCAATCAGAAAGCTGGTCAGGATGCCAAACGCCCATTCCATGGTTAAAAAATTCTGCGTGTTCATTTCAGGCTGCCTTGCTGCTGCCGATACCACGCCTGCCAGCCTGAAACTTGCGCTTCCAGCTTTTGGCAGTAACCGCTATAGCGCACCGCGTGGTCTAGCAAATGTTGGGGTGAGCCGCTGGCGGGACGCTCGGGGCGTTCGTGATTTGCCAGCAGCTCGGTAGACACAGGCGGGATTTCAGGCTGCCTAATCGGCGGCGTAGCCAAAGGCGCGGTTGTAGAGGTGCAGGCTGTGGTTGCCAATGCCGTTGTAAACAGTAGTGCCTTGATTGTCTTGATGCGTGGCATGGGGGATTTCCTTGTTGAGTTCGTGTTGCCGTTGTTCTAGCTGGGCGCGGGTGGCGGCAAGTTGCTCGCCTTGCTGCTGCGCCCATTGCACCGCCGCTTGTTGTTTTGCCAGCGCATCCGCCAGCGCGGCGGAATAGGTTTGCTGCGCTTGCAATTTCTCATCGGCATATTGGTTTTTCAAAACCAGAGTTGCCGCATGGCATGCGCTTTGCGCCACGGCATAGCCCGCCCATGCCGATAACGCGCACGCCAACACCAAGCCCATGCAGGCAGCCTGAAACTTGTATTTATTCCAAATTTTCAGCATCGCCTTGCCCCTTTTTGATTTCCGCCACTTGCGGCACGGCGGCGATGCCGCGTTTAATCAGCGCGTAGCCGCCCACCATGCCGCCGTATGCCCACCACAGCCACTCGGGCGCATCGGTGGTTTGAATAAATTTGTAGGTCATGCAGGCAGCGGTAATATTTGCCCACAGCTTGGTGTGGCTGATTTGCCCTGTGGCGGGGTTGGCGATTAAGCCCAGTAGCCATTTCAACACTTTCATTCGCCTGCTCCTGTTCTAAGACTGGATAGCCCATACACAATCGCAAAAAACACAAACCAGCCTGCGTGCAAGATATGCTCCCGCGCCGCCAATTAAGCGATGTATGCCACCGCCACTTTGGATAACACCAACAGCGCAACGGCAATCAGTTCATTGGTTTGCATCATCGTTTCCCCTTGCGTTTAGCCCGCCGCACGGCGGCTACGCCGCTATGCCGATGCTTGCGAATGGCAACGTTGCTGGGCAGGTGTAGGCGACGCAATTTTGTTGTGGCTATTTCAGATTGCTGAACAATACTTAACGCCAGCACGGCTCTTACCAAAGTTGCATACCGTTTCATTTCAGGCTGCCTCCTTAACGCTCATCGCGCGAAACCTGCCCATTGCTGTCCAACAGCGGCAGCGCAAAGCGTTCGGGCTTAGGCGCGGATTTGCGCCCATCCGCCCAATCCAGCCACACATAACCCGCCACGCGGCTAGGCGAAAACGGCTTAATGTTCACCGCATTGCCCTGATTGCCGCCCAGCACCATTAAATTGCCCAGCTTATCCTTGCCCACCACAAAGCCCACATGCCCGCCGCCCACGCGGTCAAAAACGACTACGCAGCCATAGGCAGGTTTATCCAAGCGCGTGCCTGTGTTCAGCCAGTCTTTGGCGCGATA